GTTTCAGAATCTTCTTCGGGATTGCCATGCCTACAGTCTACCTAAGTCACTTCCAGGCAGCCCCGCATCGGCACGAACACGCGGATGTGGCTTGCAAATAGTATGCGCTGGCATCCTGGAGGGTCGAATCTGTGCGTACGCGCGATTGTCTTTTGACCCCCTGCTTCCCTTAAATGACAGTAACACCACACTTAAATGACAGCGCGTACACACATACATGTATATGTGTACAAAACGTTCCATGTATATACGGAAATCAGCATCCGTGTATATACGGAAATTAGGTGTCAAAACCCTATCCTTGGTTACAAGATTTGTTACCCAAGGCTATCTTCTTTGTGCTGCATGTCGGGCCACTGCACGGCGTTGCGTTTCTTCGCATCAATGGCATCAAAGTAAGTGCCCTCAAGGTTTGTCTCTAAATGCTCGATCACGCTCGAAGCGAGAGCCAGCTGCTTCTCGACCTGATCATTCCCAGCAGCGAGCCCAGGGTTTTCATAATAGAACTCCTACACCGTATCGAAAGCCTCACGCTTCACCCGCAGCTCCTGAGCAAGCAAGTGATAGCAGTGCGCCATCCCCGCCACGAACTGTTCATTGTTAGGTGTCATAGTTTCATACCTTTTTCAAGATCAGAAGCGTGTTGTTTTCTTACCATGTCATGGGCCATCAAAACTGCTTCACTCACATCAAGCTCCCTCTCCCTTTCCTTCTCAAATACAATAAAGTATTTTGCCAAAGCATCAACGGCAGAAGAAAAAGCCAACTCAGCGACAGAACGCTCAGCCGATGTTTCTCCGCCCAGCATCATTTGATATTCGTTAGAAGCCCACCAGCGCAAAGCTCCACCAAACTTTTGCCACTCATCATCATCCATGTTCTTGTAGCGGAAAGGGATCATGCGACAATACCCGCTTTCTCGCAAGCATCCTTGTGGGATCGAACCTCATCAAAACAAAACTTGCCCCACTTTTCTACTACATCGTTAGTGCTTTCTACTTTCAATTTGTATGCACAGAATGAACAATTCCAGTTCCAACTCATAATCATGGTTCCAAGATTTTGAACGAGCACTGCTCTCAGGTCATCGGTCACAGTTTCATCTCCGCCTGCATCAGCTTCGACATCGTAGCCTGGGCCATCAAAGCAGACTCAATCACCCGCAACTTAGTGCGAACCCTATTCACCTGCGCCTTCGCAATATCCCGTTCAAACCTAATCTCTGCGCACGAAAGCTTAGCCGCTGCCTGACGGTCCGCAACCGAGCCTGTACCTCCAAGATACGCAGTAGCCTCCGCCTTATCGAGCGCATTCTCCAATCCAGCCAAATTACTTTCAGCCTCATATAACGCCTCCACCCCTTTCTTGTTCTCCGCTGTCAGCTCCGCAATCTCGCGAACTATCTCCGATACCATCACAAACCATCACCAACCTTCTACATAAGTGGATACGCCAGAACTCACTTGCCACCGGATCGTTTGCTCTTTGTGCTTCCAGGTACGCTTGTGTCAGCTCGGTCACGCTCGCCAGCAGGGGCAAGTTGTTCCGCATAAGCCTTCACCTGGTCTAACACTTCGAGGGGCGCACCAGCTTTTGATGCTTCCCCCCATAGTAAGCGGAGCCGGTCTTTATCTGTCAGGAATTTTGCTTCAGCAACCCAGTCGCGGGCCTTCTCAGCTTGCTCGAAGCGTTGCACCTTCTCCATCTCCTCACGGGAGGCACGCTTGTTCCCTGAGTAGCCTGCATTAGCGAGGGCGCGGCCTATCGAGCTGGTCTCACACACCTCGAGGGCTGATGACTTCTGTGGCCCACTGGCACTGTCCACCTCATACGCAAGCCCTGTAGCTTTAGGGCAACCGCGTTCCAGATCCTCACCAGAGAAAAACACCAGCGACTTCACCACCCAAAGCTTCTCAGTCCGGTACTCAGGCAGGGTTTCATTCTCGGTGATGATCCTGCCATCAGGATGGTCACTATAGAAGCGCTTGATACGCTCCTCAACAGTTTCATAATCTGCCAGATTGAAGCTAACCATTGTTATCCCTTTCTAGTTTTTCTTGCATCGCTAATCGAATCCAACTACTTGTGGTCTTCAGATCGCGCTCAGCCGCTACCTTTATTGCTTCAAGCTCCAAAGGCAACAATCGAAATGAAGTCTGAGTCAAACGCCTCTCACCCAATCTAGGCCTAACCATCAGCACACCTCCATCATTCTCTTAGTAGAGTCTTTTGAATACAGCTCCACAAGCGATTCAACAAAGTAGTCAGGGTCAAAATCAATCACCTTTGCGTGCGCAAGAAGAAGCTCATAAGCCTCTACACTCATCGACACAGAAACAGTAATCAGTTCCTCATCAATCACCTCATTCATCACTTACCAACCTTCTGAGCCAAAATGCGCCCCTCAAGTTTCCAATAATCACGCCACGACTCATGAGGCTGCGAACCAGTCCGCAAATCCTCCACATACTTAGTGGCAACCTTCAACAGGTTCTCATCCTTCTTATCCATGATTCACCCTTTCCCATAGTTGTTCAGCTGTGTCACGCAATAGCTCAATCATGCCTTCATCCCGTTCCATCCACAAACTCTCAGGCTCAAACCATGCCGGAGCAAACACACCCCCAACATCAATCCGCATCATCCACGCAAACAAACACCGTTCAGCACCCGTCACATGCAACTGCCATTGCACCTGCCTGCGGTACTGAATGGGGATAACACCGTCAGCCCAATCCTTCCCTGTGGTCTTTATCTCCGCAATCATTGTGTGATCAGGGGACAACCCATCAGGGGTAGCCAAGTGGTGAGGGAACTTATCGTTCCTGATAAGCCACTCGTTAGGGAGAATCCCAAACTTCGTGTGAACAGTCCTCGCAATCACAGGCTCATAATCCCTACCAAAAGCCATGTAAGGGTTATCAGGGATCCGCGTGTCATCCACATACTCTGCCACCGCCTGCTTGAAACCTGCAGGTGTCGCAGCCTTCGCCACCTGTGTAGCCGTCACCCCACCCCTGCGGGCCAACAACCAACCCTGAGGGAAATAGTGTTTATTAGCTATGAACCGTTCAGCTGTAATCACCGCGCACCCACCTTTCTTTAGCAACCTCGTAGGCTGCGTTCACTGTGAACTCATCAAGGGCCGAAACCGCTGCAGTCACTTCCCCGTGAGCCTTGTCCCACACATACCCACTGTCAGACATTGCACAATTCCACCCTTCAAGGATTAGGTCAGCTAACCCCTCCACCGTCATTGTTTCCAAAACTGTTCCCCCTCCGTTACGATAACTGTATGAGCAACCACAGACAGTCCCCACATCACAAACTGCGTGACGCAATAGACAGTGCAGGTGGTGTGCCCTGCATGGACTGCCCTGATGTGTTCTTCCCCGAGGACTTCCCTGACAAACAAACCAGGGAGTATGCCACCAAGGTGGCCCGCAAACTCTGCAACCAGTGCCCTATCAAAGAACAATGTTTCGCCTACGCTACTGAAGCAGATGAGCGTTATGGGGTGTGGGCTGGAACTCTCCCGTCCGAGCGTTAGCCATCTTCCTCAATGTCCTCGAACTGTGTGAACATAGCCCAAGCGTTCAAATGTAACCGCAGCGCGTGAGCCTGAGTCCGAGTCAAAGACAAAGTGCCAGGCTCCTCCATCGCCCACACATCATCCCGCAACCGCACATTCACATCACGCCCATCAGACTTCAAATCCATCATGCTTGCACCCCGCTCAGCTCAACCCTCACCGGTGACCGCAACCACTTCCTCACAGTCCTCACCGGCATATCAAACATGTTTGCAATCTCAGGCACTTCAACCCCGAGGTTGTCCAAACGGATCGCCCGCAACTGGCAGCGGGCCAACACCTGTGAAGCATAAGTGACAGCAACATCAAGCTCATCACCCAAAGACCGCACCTCATACTGTGTCAGCGCAGAAAGTTTCTGCTCCTCAACCTCAGCAGACAGTTCACCCATCAGCTCAGGTGTTATCTCATCCAATGTGATTTCCATTAGTCATTCCCTTTCAGTAGTTTCATCGAAGCCCAAGCAACCAAACCCAAGCCAATAAGCGAGGCACCGTTGATAGGTGCCAGCGGGTCAATCATCCCTGGCGCGAACAGAAACCCTGCACCCACCACCATGAGCGCCCAGCCCATCACAGGTTCACCACCAAAAGTGCAACACTAGTCACAAGTGCAACACCAATCAGCGACCACCCTGCAACACACATGCCAAAGCGCTTAGGTTTACGCAATTCCCTGCGCCTCACCACAGGTTCCTGCAAAGCGACATGCTCACTAGCAGGCTTAGGCCAGAACCGTTCGTTGTCCCACACTGTCAAAGCCTTCTGAAAGAAATCCTCATCCGTGAGAATCGCCCTCATCAGCTCAGGTGACAACTGGTCAATGTGAGCCGCGTACCAGCGCACCGTGTCCCTCAAAGCAGGATCCTGAATAGCCTCCTGCATTACTGCATCAATCTGTTTGTAAACACCCATGATTTTCCCTTTCGTTAGGCGATACCCAGACTGTACACCCCTATGCACAATATGTGCAACAACCAACCCCGCCGGCGTGTATAGTAGTGCCCATGATGAACCCAGGAAACTACGATCTAGAATCCATGAGCCTGCAACAACTCGCAGACCTCCGAGAGTGGCAACTGGAACGCCTAGAAAAGGTCACCACAGCCCTCAGGAGCCGTGTACAGACCGAATATGAGGACACTGCGAACATCAAGGCGCTCGCTAAAAAAGCGGGCGTTACAAGGCGTACAGTGTACGCCTGGCTTGGTCAGTAACTACTGGCAGGAATCGCACTGCAGTAAATCCATCGGATCTACCGGCACGTCATAATCTGCCACACGCTCGACAGCGTCCAGGTGTGCCATTACTTCTCAGCCTTGTCATACTGCAACACGGATGTCAGCAGGGACATGACACCGGCAAGCGCGGCCACACTACCCACATTTGCCCAATCCACATCAAACAGG